CCACCAACCGTTACAGGAGGCTCACTAGAATACACATCAGGAGCTATCTCTAGTTTAGGTCCATCAACAGGCAAATTTTTATCGATTGGATTAAAGCCCTGAGCTAGGAACGCAGCGCCCATCGCGGCGGCACTGCCTCCTAACATTGCTATCCCATATACTGCGCTCAGGGACGCCATAGAATCCTATTATAACTAGCAAAGATGTTTCATTTGGTAAAAGACAACGTGGAGCGTATCGAAAACAATTTATTATGGGTTAAATCTGTCCGCGCTTCCATTTTTTCATGGTGGTTCAATGTAATTATTTTTGTAGTGGTCGTGGGGTCCTTTGGGTACTTTCTTTATGCAAGTTATGGTACCGCGCCATCTGAAGAACTCAAAAAGATAGCATTTGAGCCTGTAACATGGAATAACGCTGTAAGAAATGTTCCCATAACAGATTATGGACAGACTCCTGAAGTTGAAACTGGATATGGTATTTCGGGGTATACCAATCGAACGAGCGCGACAACGTTTTGAAGAGCTTAAAGCAGAGCCGCCCCCACATACAGTTGAAGCTAAAGTAGAGAAGCGGCGCAAATTAAAACTTGATAGACCAGATAACAAATGAAAACTGCATCTGCATATACCAACTTTCGAAGAGTGAAAGCTGAAGCAACTAACTTAAAGGTACAATACCCTGGAAGAGTTGCTAATAATTTTGCACCCATTCAGGGAGCAACGGGGTGTCCTTTAAAATTGTATGATGTGCTTAACTATACAACAATTGGCCGATGCTTGAATCCTAGACTTGGAACTGGCGGATGTATTACAAAAACGAATTAGTAAATTTACAATAACATCAACGTCAAACAAAATGCAGAAGGCACCTGTTATCATCCTAGTTGGTGATTCGGATATCAATATGATTGACTTCTATTCGGAATTTACACGAGCAAATGTGTATGCTCCGACTACCGATGTCCGTTGCAAGAGTACAATTAATACACTACCGACGATGGTATTGGTAATTACTCCTGGCAAAGAACAGTACCGAGACCAATTCATGTATTCATGGGAATATGTATTCCGTGAAGCAACTATTATTCTAAATTTTGGAGGTTGGAAAGTTAGCGAGATTAACGGTGTTAAGCCATACAATATGCCTCCAATTATGACGTGGTCAGGCGATGGAAAAGAGACGATGCAGAGAATTCTAGCATATGTAAACAAGGAATGATATCTATTATGTGGATGTTCATAGGTTCTATTGTAGGATTGCTCGTTGTATCGATTTTTAATCCTCCGTTGCGTAATGTTCCACAGGTACCTGTTCCCGGACACGAAAACTTTTTTAGCACAAAAACAGGTTGTATTAAACTAGTTTCTACAGAAGTCCCGTGCACAGAAAAATCAACGTCTCTTAATTTCATCGCAGCTCAACACAAATGATCCAGATTCAAAAACTGCTTCATAATGAACGAAGTCTATCATTCTTCTCTTTTTTAATAGGGGTGGGTCTTGTTATTATGATGTTTCACAAACCGTTACGTTCAAAGGTAACACTTGCTGTACCAATTGAAGAAATACACGGGCAAACTGTAAGATATAATGGGAAGTGTTATAGGTATCGCGCAGAAGATAGAGCATGTGAAATACCTCCTTCTAAATAAATGCAAGATAGTGGTGCCACAGATTTAAGTGCTCTCCTCGGTGGTAGCCCCGTTCAGAATCCGACACTTCCGCAGTCAACTACATTTGCACCTATGGTAACGGGTGGTGGTGATCCTTTTATTAGTCCCATTAATACGAGCCCCCAGCAGAAGCCGGCTTCTACGGTTTACAGTCATGATGCAACGTTCAATAGCATTCGTTATGCGATAAAAAGTTTGATGCTTTATTTTGGATTTTTCGTAGCTGCTATTATCATTTCTCTATCAACACCTCGTTCCCTTCTTCTGCAGTATATTCCTAATACGTACACATCCGGTGGTGTAGTCTCATACAGTGGTGCGGCTGTTCTTGCTGCAGTTGCAGTTGCAATAGCTTATGTGGTTGGTACGTTAGGAAGTAGTCTGATTTAAGAAAAAATAATTTTACGAGTACTTCACACACCTAAGACCATACTTAACCATGCACTTTGTCAGAAATACCTGACAATTATAGCACGGCTTAGATTGCATAATTTGATTATGTTTGTTTAGCCGGAATACGATAAGAACACATCCACGAAGTCGTGAAAGATCACCTAGACTTTTCACGACTGCGCATTCTGCATGAATCGTTTGATCGTTACATCCGCAACCACTTGACCGACTTGCTGCCTTGTTTTTGGCTTCTGCTATCGTTTTTCCTCTGAATTCTATTCTTGCGAAATGCTCGCTTGTATTAAGACGATTCTTGTGCTGGCAGCCACGCCTCAGATCAGGGACCATCATTTTGTTCTATTTGATAGCGGCTATATCGGTTGAGTAAAAATTCGTTTTTATGCAATACACATAATTTAATAAATGGTCGATAAGTGGCTAGCTTATCGTAGAAATTCGCGTGGATGGCAAGTTGATCCACCTGCACGAGTTCATACTGCGGTGATATTTGGTCCCGGGTTTACACTTACTCCTCAATTTGCACTAAAGAACAATATTACACATGTAATTAACTGTGCATATGATGAAGATAGTCCTGCTTGGTTTAGAACTGTTCATCCTGATCGTTACGTATGTTTAAAAGCCAATGATGCGATTGATCAAAATATTTTGAACTGGTATCCTGCTTTCGAAAGTTTTATGAACAAGTTTTTTCAGGATCCAGAGTGTAAAATAATTTATGTGCATTGCCAATGTGGAATTAACCGTAGTGGATTTTTAACACTTCTTTATATCATTAAAAAGTTTGGTTATGATTATGATACAGCAGTACGAGCTATTCTTCGTCAGCGACCGTGTGCATTGACAAATCCTTCTTTTGAAAAGCAAGTTATAAACTATATAAGAAGTAATGGCAGACCTGGATAAGAATCCGTTATGGTCGGATGTTAATCCCAATAAGGCAGGCTCTTTTATGGGACCAGATTATAGTTATTCAGATAACATTCCCGGCCCTGCATCACTAGGTGTGAGCGGAAATGGAACCTTCAGTCAGGTCTATACAAACTTGAATGCAGTGACTACATATGTTAAGGGATTGATTACAGGTGATCCTCCTCTTGGTAACCAATACTTTTTGAACACAGGTGGTGTTTGTACTGCACCTGATGGTTCAACACAACCTCGATGGAATTATATCAATAACATTCCGGGTGGTGGAAGTCCTCCTGCAGGAATTAAGGACTTAGCATTTTTATCAAACGATATGCGCGGTTTAGTACCCGGTATTGTTCAGGATGTTGAAGGATTGAATCCTTATTATTTATTTTCTGCATTGACGTCAGATGGTACTCCTGCATGTGATTGTTACAAGTGTAAGGTAACAACTGGTGGCGATAGTTACTTTTTAACACCAAACATGTCTCCTGATTATGATCCAGTTCTTTGTTCAAAGGTTGATGTATCACAGTGCAAGACTGCATCATCTGAGCCATTTTCTAATATGTCATCATCCAGTGCTATTCCTACAATTGTAGCAGGTTTGGCCGTTTTGTATTTTGCAATCAAGTAGTATTTTAAGACTATTCAATTTAATCCAACAAGAATGGAAAATATATTCCGAGTGAAGAAAGTTCAGGAATCTGGACAGTCTTCAAAAGCGCAAGGGACTTTAGATGCAGTTCATCAAACAATTGTCAGTACAATTAAAGAAGATTCACTGAATGTGGATGAAATAATTGAACAGTGTAGAGAACATAGAGATAAGATCAAAGAACTGTTGTCTACCAACCAAATTTCTGATATTTTAGAAGCATCTCGAATTGAAAAAGAAATTGTTAAATTAGAATGTAAAATAAAATCAGATAATCCATTAGAAGATTATTACCTAAAAAATGCAGATATAATGCTTTCTTATTATGGTAACACCGATAAATCTAAACCAACTGTAGTGTCATGTATGGATGAGAATACATTTGTAAAATATTTGATCACCAATAAAGGTCCTGATTCTGGAAGTCATACTAAAAAACAACTGTTTGAAGAATATGCAACTCGTATGAAGCTAGTTGGTCTTGAAAATGTAGAAACAAAACAGGTTGTAACAGAACATTGTGAAACATGTAATATTGCACGCGAAGAACTATCGTCTGAAGGAGTACTCGTGTGTCCTACTTGCGGTTCCGAAGAATATATGATGGTTGTTTCAGACTTTCCGTCATTTCGTGATCCTCCTAAAGAACGCAATAATTATGCATATAAGAAGATCAATCACTTGAATGAAATTCTGAACCAGTTTCAAGCAAAAGAATCAACTATTATTCCTGAAGAAGTTACGAATGAAGTCATTTGTGAACTTAAAAAGCGCCGGGTACAGAACATAGCTCAACTTACAGAGAAAGATATACGAGAGATTTTAAAGAAGCTCAACAAGTCTAAGTATTACGAACATGCTGCACACATTCTATCCCGACTTAACGGAAACCCTCCCCCAACTATTACACCGGAAATTGAAGAAAAAATCCGAACTATGTTCCAGGAAATCCAGGCACCTTTTTTGCTGTACTGTCCGGACGATCGGACTAACTTTCTTTCTTATTCGTATATTCTGTTCAAGTTCTTCGAGTTGTTGGAACTGGATGAGTACAAAGCATATTTCCCCCTACTAAAATCACGCGATCGTCTGATTGCACATGATCAAATTTGGAAAAAGATTTGCGAATATTTAAGATGGGAATTTGTGCAATCGGTATAAATAAAATGATAATAATTGCAAAATATAAGGAGGATATTTCTTGGTTATCAAATATAACACAACCTGTGATAGTATATGATAAGTCTAAAGATATTCCAAATGTTGGTCGTGAAGCTGAAACGTATTTACGATATATAGTTGAAAATTACGATAAAATTGAAGGAAACACAATCTTTCTGCAAGGGAATCCGTTTGATCATATAAATATCTCACGTGAAGAATTTTTTAATTTATTAAATAATAATTCACATATTTCGAAATTTACACCGCTAAATAGTATGCATTCTGAAATAGGGTATAGTTATACAAATACACTTAAATCATTTGAAATAATGTTTAATATATCAGCTCCTTTAGGTTTTGAATTTCCACCTGGTGCTCAATTTATTGTTCCTAAACATTTAATACACTCTCGACCTCTTCAATTTTATGAATTATTAAGAAATGATATAATATTAAATAACCATGTAACTATATCAAAAAACAATTCATTTTCATGCCCCTGGACTCTAGAAAGAATGTGGCCATATATTTTTAATCCCGAAATTCCCTTAAAATCTCCAATAATAATCCCCAGAAGATATTCGGTAAAATCTCTCAAAATATTAAATTGAAAACGGATTTGACTTGCATTTGTGAGATATATCTCAACAAAATGTCTGTTACTCTACTCTCCGTTAACAAGCACGACCTGACGTACAATGACCAGAATGCTAATGACACTGATAATATACGTGTTATTTACTTTGACGGTCAGCAGAAGGCAAAGCGTAATAGTTGGATCACGATTGGTTCAATTGTAATTGAGAAGATTGAGACTAAGTGGGTGTATCTAGGAATCGTAGTATTCGTTCAGGAAGTTGAGCCGCGCGATGGTGTTGCTCGTTTCCTTCTCGTTGTAGAGAAGAACAACTTCACTGGTCACACGTCTCGCACTAAGAAGCTTCTCATGGAGCAGATTGGTTGGGTTCTAACGGACGAGGCTCCGGGAATTGCACATGTAACTCACGTGTAGAGATTTTAATGTAAACATTTTTTTAACTACAATGGAAACCTTTTATAAACGAATTAGTGAAATGCCTCGTGAACAACGCAGAGTAATTTTGACTAATATTATCGCTCAAATGCGTCAACACCAACAACACCCAATTGCCGATGCATTTTATGATATACTGTCATGTTACCCAGAAATTCCTATTTTCAAAGGAGAGCGGAACTTTAGACTTTATCTTGCATGGCCCAAGCTTTTTCAGCTACAAGATAATCCTCTTGTCAACCAAATAGTAAACCAACCTATTTAAATTGAAAGAATTTAGTAAACAAAATGCCAGACTGTTCAGTTTGTATGGCTGATATGGATATGGAAGAATATGATGATCCAAATGAATCAACACGTACATGTGTTCGTTTGGATTGTAAGCACGCATATCATACCAAATGTGTTCTGAAGTACATGAAACAAACCAACTACGAATGTATTCTTTGCAATAAACATCGTAATCCAATTGAAGAAGCTGGATTAATCGAACAAGCACATGCCGAGGTTAGAAAGGATAAAGAGTTTCGTAGACTTAAAAAAGAAGTTAGAGCTGCAGCTTCTGAATTTACCAACACTAAAAAGATCATGAAACAAGCAATTCAAGAGTTTATCCGTTCTCATGCAAATGAATGGAAAGCGAATGAAAAGAGAAGAAAAGTATTGTCACTTGAATCTAAACTTATCCGCTATGTTCGGAAGTTTGTTCTTGCCAAACCTATGCTAGCAGGAGCAGTTCTTCCAAAGTTAAATATGTATACTAGAAATTTCATAAGTGGTCTAAAAATGTGGCAGTACCGATCTAAATATGTATATTTTGATTTACTCTAGACATTGGTTTCAGAAACTTTCTTTTTAAATTGTTTCAACGATTCCTTCAGAAATTTTGCATCTGTACCAGCTTGTACCATTTGATCATAATCATATTCGATCGTTTTAGGCTGAGG